GAATACGACAAGAAAGGTGAACCAACAAGACTGCTTCTTTCGCTTAAGGCATGGGGTGCTACCTCAAAGGCTGACGCAAAGGCAAAAGCTCAAGCTATATCCGCAAGGAACAAGGCAAAAGCAAAATGAGAGCATTATCAGTTGGCGCAAATCTAACAGCAACAACAAACACTACCCTCTATACCGTACCTACGGGTTACTATGCAAGGGTAGTATTGCTTCGTGCCGCTAATGCAACTGGTTCAAATAAACATATTACTTTTGATTGGGTAGATACATCAGCATCTGCTACCTATTCACTGGTTTACCAAACGGCAGTTACTTCCAAAACAACTCAAGATTGGGGCGGTGTATCCTATTTTGTAATGGAAGAAGGCGACATACTTAAAGCAACATCAGAATCAGCATCAACCTTTGCTGTTGCAGTCACTATTGAAGAAGAAGGGTTGACAAGAACATGACCTACCTTGAATTAATCAATGATGTACTTATCAGATTGCGTGAGACAACAATTTCATCAATCAATGAAACCACTTATTCAACTCTGATTGGCAAGTTTGTTAATGACGCAAAGCGTCAAGTTGAAGATGCCTTTTCATGGAATGTGTTGGGTCAAACTATTACAGTTACAACCGTTGCATCTACAGCAGCTTATTCTTTGACAGGTGCAGGACAGAAGTTTCAAGTCATGGATGTCATCAATACCACAAGCAATGTTGGTTTGATAAACATCAGTTTTGTGGATATGAACCGAAAGCTAAACTTTACGCCACTTGTGAACTCTCTCCCCACAGAATTTGCTTTTGATGGCGTTGATGGTAATTACGACACTAAGGTAAATTTATATCCAATACCTGATGGCGTATACACAATCAAGTTTTCCTTAACAGTGCCACAAGCTACTCTGGCATCAGGTTCAACAGTAGTGCTTGTCCCTGATGTTTTAGTGGCTCAGAATGCTTATGCTCGTGCATTGGTAGAGCGTGGTGAAGATGGCGGTCTGTCTTCATCTGAGGCTTATCTGTTGTACAAATCTATGCTCTCTGACCACATTGCTTTAGAAGGCACTCGTTACCCTGAGAATCAGGAGTTTGTAGCAATATGAGCAAGCAACTAGAAATTGCAAGCATTTCAGCCCCCGGCTTTTATGGGTTGAATACTCAAGACTCGCCTCTTGATTTGAATGCTGGCTTTGCTTTGGTTGCGACTAATTGCGTGATTGACCAGTATGGTCGTATTGGTTCACGCAAAGGTTTTTCTAGGCTTAACTCATCTACTGGTAACTTGGGGGCAAACGATGTTACTGTGATGAATGAGTTGGTTCAAGCAGATGGCACTTTGACTGTTTTGTTTGCTGGTAACAACAAGCTGTTTAAACTTGATGGCTCTAATGCTATTGTGGAGTTGACCTATGGGGGTGGTGGTACAGCACCAACTATTACCGCAAGCAATTGGCAAACAGCGTCTTTAAACAACATCACTTACTTCTTTCAGTCAGGGTTTAACCCACTGATCTATGACCCTGCTGTAAGCACTACAACATTTCGTAGAGTGTCGGAGAAGACAGGTTATGTAGGCACTGTGCCTGATGCCAATATTGCAATCTCTGCTTTTGGTAGATTGTGGGCGGCAAACACCACAGCCAATAACGCAACAGTCTTTTTCTCTGACTTGATTGCTGGTCATGTTTGGTCAACAGGTACATCAGGTTCTTTGAATGTAGACCGTGTTTGGGTGAATGGTGCTGATGAGATCACAGGTCTAGCAGCACACAATGGTTTCTTGTTTATCTTTGGTAAGCGTCAAATTCTAATTTACCAAAATGCCACAACACCAGCATCGATGTCATTGCATGACACTGTTGAGGGTATTGGTTGTATTGCTAGAGACAGTATTCAGACAACTAGCACTGATGTGCTTTTCTTGTCTAATTCTGGTGTCAGATCATTGATGAGGACTATTCAAGAGAAGTCATCTCCTGAGAGAGACTTGTCTAAGAACATTCGTAATGATTTGATGGAGACTGTGGCTGGTGAGACATTGGCTAATATCAAGTCTGTTTATTCAGAGCGTGAAGCCTTTTACTTGTTGACTACACCCAGTACAAAGTCAGTGTTCTGTTTCGACACAAAAGCGTATTTGCAGGATGGTGCGGCAAGGGCTACAACTTGGGACTCTATAGAACCAACATCATTGTTGTCTCGCAGAAACGGTGATTTGTTGGTTGGTAAGAATGGTTATGTAGGCAAGTACGGTACTTTCCAAGACCATGATGCTGAATACAGAATGTTGTACTACACAAACCACTCTGACCTTGGCGATCAAAATGTCACTTCTATTTTGAAGAAGTTGTCTACTGTTGTAATTGGTGGAAGTAATCAAGTAGTTACATTCAAGTGGGGCTTTGACTTCAAGACCAACTACTTGTCTGACAGTGTGACTATCCCAACGCAGGGCGAAAGTCTGTATGGTGTTGCAGAGTATGGTGCAAACGCTACTGTCATTGCAGAGTATGTTGATGGTATTGCTTTGCAAACATTAACAGTTTCAGCATCAGGTTCTGGCAAGGTTGTGCAATCTGGTTACGAGTCTGATATTGATGGGACAGCATTGTCATTTCAGAAGATTGAGATTCAATCTAAACAAGGTAGATTAAGTTAAGGATAGATATGACAAATTACACAAAAGCAACCAACTTTGCCACTAAAGATGCTTTATCTTCTGGCAACCCTTTGAAGATTGTCAAAGGTACTGAGATTGACACAGAGTTTAATAATATTGCCACTGCCATTGCAACCAAGGCAGATTCGGCAAGTCCTACTTTTACTGGTACACCTATTTCTCCTACTGCTTCAAGCGGTACAAATACAACACAAATTGCTACAACTGCTTTTGTTCAAGCGGCAATCTCTTTGTTGTATCCAGTTGGTTCTATCTACACAAATGCAAGCGTCAGCACTAACCCTGCAACATTGCTTGGTTTTGGTACATGGACTGCATTTGGTGCTGGTCGTGTCATGGTTGGTTTTGATTCAGGTAATGCACTGTTTGACACTGCTGAAGAAACTGGTGGTAGTGCAGATGCAATTGTTGTAAGTCATACTCACACTGCAACAGTAAATGATTCAGGTCACAGTCACTTAATTAATCAAACAGGTTCTGGTGCTCAAGCGCAAACAGGACAAAGTGAAAAACGGATGGTTGAAGGTTTATCTGTAAATAGCAGTACAGCTACTACTGGAATTACAGTAACAAACTCCTCAACTGGTTCAAGTGGCACAAATGCTAACTATCAGCCGTACATTACTGTGTATATGTGGAAGCGCACAGTATGATGATGCAAGACCCTGAATATCGCATTACTCATCATTTCAGTGATGGGTTGTATGCCAAAGAGTCATTCTTTACTGCGGGAATGAGCATTTTGAAGCATACGCATAACTTCAATCACTTGTCTATCTTGGCTGAAGGTAAGGTTGCGGTGTTGCGTGGTAATGAGATTGACATTGTGATTGCTCCTGCTTGCCTTGAGATTAAGGCAGGATTGATTCATGGGGTTAAAGCGCTAACTGATTGTGTTTGGTTTTGTATTCATGCCACAGACGAGAAAGACCCGTCAAAAGTGGATGAAATTTTGATTAAGGGAGATTGATATGCCTATTGGAGCAATTATTGGAGCAGGGGCATCACTGCTTGGCGGCTCGATGCAAAGTAGAGCCACAAGACAAGCGGGTGAAGCATCTGCACGATCAAACCTTGAGGCGGCACGAATTGCGGCTGAAGCGGCTAAGTTTCGCCCTGTAGGTGTAACTACTCGCTATGGCACTTCAAACTTCCAATTTGACCCTAGCGGTTATCTAACTGGTGCTGGCTACACAGTTGCTCCTGAATTAAGAGGCTATCAAGATAGATTGATGGGCTTAACAGAAAGAGGATTAGGTCAAGCAGAGGCAGGTGAAGCCATGCTAAGACCTACTGTTGGTGCGGCTGAATCTTTGTTTAATCTAGGTGGTAGATACTTAGATCAAACTCCAGAACAAACTGCACAGAAGTACATGGAGAGTCAGTACAACTTGCTTGCACCAAGTCGTGAAAGACAAATGGCTCAGTTGCAGAATCAGTTGTTCCAACAAGGTCGTGGCGGTTTGTCTGTAGGTGCTACAGGATTGCGTCCAAGTGGTGCGGCTGGATTGGGCGCAACAACTCCTGAAATGGAAGCGTACTACAACGCTATTGCCCAACAAGATTTACAACTTGCCGCAAATGCTGAAGAAGCTGGAAGACAAAGAACCGCATTTGGTGCGGGATTGTTTGGTACAGGTTCAGATATTTATAACTTGTATTCAGCAGGTCAAGTTAACGCTTTGAATCCATTTACAAGCTATTTGGGTGCTGGTTCTGCCATTGAACAACTTGGTCAACAGCCCTTAACTTTAGGTTCTGCATTAGGCGGTCGTTCTGCTGAAGCTGGTGCTGGTGTTGGAAGAAGTTTGTTATTGGGTGGAATGGGTGCGGCTACAGCCATTCAGCGTGCAAATGAAAACAGCGGCATAGGACTTGGCTTGATGAATTTAGGTAGCAGTCCTGAATTTGGTAGTGGCGTGGCTAAAGGCTTATCTAAGTTGTACAACTATGCAACAGCCCCATCATTTAATGATAGGTATAGATCATCTGCATTTGATGCGTCATATGCAAACCCAATGGATTTTTAAGGATAAATCATGGCAACAGACATCTTAGGTTTATTCGCAAGCCCACAGCAGTATGAGCAACAGCGTCAAGCCGCTATGGAGGCTCGTGCCTTGCGTATGGCTGAACTCAACCCCATGCAACAAGGGCAGTATGGTATTGCTCTTGGCGCACAGCAATTAGGTCGTGCCATTGGTGGTGCTTTGGGTGGTGTTGACCCACAGTTGCAGAAGATTACTCAGCGTCAGCAATTGATTGGCATGATTGACCCAAGCAATCCTGATTCTTATGCTCAAGCAATTCAAGCCGCACTACAAACTGGTGACCAAGAAGCGGCATTCCTATTGCGTAATGAGATGATGAGGGCAAAAGAGCAATCTGCTGTTGCAGAGGCTCGTGGCTTTGAGCGTGAGAAGTTTTTGATTGAGCGTGGCGAGGGTATCAAACAGCGTAGCTTGGAGTCCAGAGCATTAAGCATAGCCAGTGGTATAGACCCTGACACTGGTGAGCCAACAACACCACTGCTTGACCCACAAACTCAAACATTCAATCAGAATGTTGCAAATACACTGATTTCTCAATATGGTCAAGTTGGTGCAAACATTGTCAAGCAGAGACTTGAGGGTGTTCAAGGTATTGAGTCTTTACAAGAAAAGCAACTTGCTAGAAATCGTGTAACTAAAGCTAATGAGTTGTTTGGCAAACTCAAAAAACCTGATGGAACTATTGATGAAGATGTCAAAGCACAATTGCTTGCATCCCCTGAAGGTCGTGCGTTAATTACTCAACAAGCTGAAGTTCTTAAACCTTTGCGTCAATTAGGTGCGGGTGGTACGCCAGAAGAAGACCCATTCAAGGTATTCCTTGAAGACCCAACCATTCCTGCAAATGTGAAAACTCTTGCAACTCAATACTCAACTAGTTTTGCTAAAGGAATGATTGACCCTGAAAAGGTTGATGCAAAGTTCAGAGAATTAGCTGATATGACTCAGCGAATTCAACAGTTTGACCAAAATCAAGCACAAATCAAAATCAATCAAGAATCAATGGCGGCTATGAGGGAGCAAAATCTCCAGAACTCACAAGCATATCTTGCATTGGCACAGTCACAACTTGCACTGGCACGACAAAATGCCGCATTCCAGCAAAGAATGAAGTTGGATGAGGCAACTGCTAAAGCAGAAAAAGCTAAAGATGGCAAAGAAATTAAATTTGGCGATGCGACAAAACTTGCTGGTCAATCTACAGGTGTGGATAACCTTGTTGGTATTTATGAAGCATTCAAGCCAGAATTTGCTGGTTTTGGAACTAATGCGGTTGGTGAGGTTGCAGTTTTTGCGGCTGGTAAGCAAAGTGATGAAAAAAGTGTTGCACTTTATCAATGGTGGCAAGACTATCAAAACAACATCAATAAAGTTAGAAATGATTTGTTTGGCTCGGCATTGACTGCGCCAGAAAAAGCTGAGTTTGAAAAAGCAATGGTGACAAAAGGCATGAATTCAGCCCAAGCCGAAAAGAACTTAAGAAGGCAAGCAGAACTTGCACAAAAGGCATATAACAAAATTGACAATGTTTTGCGTGTTCAAGGCTACAGCAAGGCGGCATTAGATGCTTTAAAACCAAATGGAATTAAACCTCCTATGTCTAGCTTTGTGATCGAGCGTGACAATACAAACCCATTGGGTATAACTGGCGGAAAGAGATAAATCATGGCAAAAATTGATCGTGTAGCCGCTAAAGCGGCAGGGTATACAGATGCTCAAATTGACCAATATGAGCGTGAACAAGGCTTATCCCCATCGACAAGCCAACCAACAGTAGGACAAACAACAAAGCAACAACCTAAATCTGAAAAATCACTATCTACAACTGAGGTTGTAACTGGTGCGATTTTGAACTTCCCAAGTTCTTTGTACAACATGGCAAGTGATGTCTTTAGTGCTGTTACAGACCCTGTACAAACAGCAAGAGATTTGGGAACTTTGTTTGTTGGTGCGACATCAAAGGTTCTTGGAGAGCCTTTCTTTGAGTCTGACTTGGCAAAGCAAATGAGACTTAAAGGCGAGAAGTCTGCTGAACAAGTTGGTGCTTTTATGGTTAACAGATATGGAAGCGTTGAAAGTGCAAAGCAAGCATTAGCTACTGACCCTGCTGGTGTTTTATCTGATGCCTCTCTTGTGTTTACTGGTGGTGCTGGTCTTGTACCTAAAGCTAGTACAGCATCAAAGGTTTTAACAACAGCCGCAAAAGTTACAGACCCATTAAGAATAGCCGCCGCACCAGTTGTTTATGGTGCTAAAGCAGTTGCTCCAACTTTAGGCATGACTACTGGCGCAGGGTCTGAGGCTGTTCAGCAAGCATACCAAGCTGGTAAAGAAGGTGGTGAAAAAGCTAAGTCTTTCACAGAAAATTTGCGTGGCACTGCTGACCAACTTCAGGTTCTTGAAGACGCAAAAGCAAACCTTGATGCAATGACTAAGCAACAGCAACAGGCTTATCGTGCAAATATGGCGAACATTAAAACAGATCAAACAGTATTGAGGTTTGATGATGTTGATACAGCATTAAAAAATGCTATGGACAAAATTACCTTTAAAGGTAAAGTCAAAAGCGATTATGCCTTGGGTAAAGTGCAAGAGGCTCAGAAAATAATTGATGATTGGAAGAACTCAGACCCTGCAACTTACCATACGCCTGAAGGTCTTGATGCTTTAAAACAATCAGTTGGTGATGTCCTTGAGTCAATACCTTTTGAGAAAAAGAGTTCAAGACTTGTTGTTGGTGACATTTACAACTCAATCAAATCAACCATTCAAAGACAAGCCCCAACATACGCTGACACAATGAAGCAGTATGCTGAAACTGCTGACCAAATCAAGGAAATTGAGCGTTCTTTATCTTTAGGGAAAAAGGCTAGTGCTGATGCTGGTTTGCGTAAGTTGCAATCAGTCATGCGTAACAATGTAAATGCAAACTATGGTCAGCGCATGAACTTGGCAACTCAACTTGAGCAAGCTGGAAACATACCAATTAAGCCAGCACTTGCTGGTCAGGCATTAAGTTCATGGACTCCTAGAGGCATTCAGGGTGCTGGAACTATTGGTACTGCTGGACTTCTAGGAACTCAGATTTCGACTCCATTGGGTCTTGGATATTTAGCCGCATCATCTCCAAGATTGGTTGGTGAATCAGCATATATCGCTGGCAAGGGTGCTGGACAAGTTAATAAAGTTACTGGTTTATTCCCTGAACTTGACTATCCACTAATGTTTAATGTGTTATCCAATGCACAAACAGAGTAGGAGACTGAAATTGATCCGATCACGATTTGCCTCATGGCGGCAGGGCTTGTCTCAAAAATACAACAGTCTGTTGAATTGTACAAATCCGCTCGTGAGCATTTTGTCCAAGTCAAAGCCACTGCTGATGAAGTTGTGGCTATCGGCAAGGAACTTGGTGGCTTATGGAGCAAGCTACGCAAGTTCTTTGCTGGTAGCCCAAAGCCTCAAGTTGCAAAGCCTGTGGCTAAGTCTAAGAAGCCTACTTATGTCGATGTGGATGAAACTCAAGTCAAAATTGGGATTGTCCAAGACTTAACAGAGTTTTTTAAGTTGCAGGAGCAGTTAGCGGCACACATCAGAGAAGAAGAAGAAAAAAGTCTGACAGTCTATGACCCTGACCAGAACCACATGGAAGCGGCTTTAAAGAGGGTGATGGCACAGCAAGAGATGGATAGGTTGGTGATTCAGATTCGTGAGTGCCTCGTCTATAGTGCGCCCCCTGAGATGGGGGCTTTGTATAGTTCTGTATATAGCATGAAGGACAAGATTGAAGAGGAGCAAACCCAAGCAAGGTTAAAGGAAGAGGCTAAAAAGAGGCAAGAGGTATGGCTACGCAAGGAAGAGGAAAGAAACTTCCAGTTAAAGCTAGGGTATCTAGCGGTGACTTTTATATTCCTCCTGTACCTGTGGCTGTGGTTACTGTTCGTAAGTCAGTTGAGGAAGACATAATGGGATGGATTGCCGCTTGTGTCTTGATTGCTTTGCTGTTGCCATTGATGGGGTTTCTTTATATTGACATCTTGGAGACTAAAAATGAGGCAAAGTCTCAGATTGAAAAAGTTGAGAAACTCAGAAGACAGGTTGAACAAAAAGAGAGGGAGAAAGAGAAATGAAAATAGTTTGCTTTATGGCACTGGTTCTATTGTCTGCCTGTGAAGACAGGTTCAGATACCCTTGCCAAGACCCTCAGAATTGGCAGAATACCGAATGTAAGCCCCCAATTTGTACCGCTACAGGTACTTGTCCAGAAATGTTAGTCAAACCTGAACAGGAGAAAAAGTAATGCCAACAGTAGGATACAAACAAAATAACCGCATGACTGCTGAAGAGATTGAAGTCCGAATTTGGGCGGTCGTTATCTTTTCCCTGACCATGATTCTCCTTGGCTCTGTTGCCATGTTCCTCTACAGCGTTTCATTCGTGACGCAACCAATGTCAGGCATGGCGGCAATTGATAAGGTCTACACCCAACAGATCAACACTATCATGGTGTTCATCACTGGTGTGCTTGGTGGTGTAGCTGGTCGTAGTGCTGTTTCAGCCAGTGCCAAGGCTTTTGCCAAGGCAGATGCTGATGCTGACTCTGACGAGCCACCAAAGCCATGAGTATCTTCAACCCTTATGTAATTCTTGGCATCGTCTTAGCGGTGCTGAGTGCCTTTGGAAGTGGGTACTGGAAAGGCTCAGAAGATGAGATCACTCGTCAGCAACTTGAGATTGCCAAACTCAATGCTGAAGCTAGGCAGAAAGAACAAATCCTAGTCTCAGCAATTCAAGCCCAAACCACTAAACTTCAGAAAGCAAATCAAGATGCCAAACTTGCTCAACAAAAGCGTAATGCTGACATTGACTCTGGTTCTTTGCGGTTGCGGATTCCTGTCAAAGCAACCAACTGCCCCATACAAGCCACCACAGATACCGCCCCTACCAGCGGAGATAGCGTTCAAACAACAGCCGAACTTGACAGAGAGATTGCTAAATCTCTTATCGCTATCACCGAGCAAGGAGACTCCAACACCAGACAACTCAACTCCTGCATCGAAGCCTACAACTCAATCTACGAAACCTTGAAAGGAAAACCATGAACTTGTCAGCCAACTTCACCCTGAAAGAACTCACCAAGTCAGACACTGCCACTCGTTTGGGTCTAGACAATACACCTGATGAACAGGCACTTGAGAACTTGAAGACTCTTTGCGAAAAGGTATTGCAACCAGTTCGTGAACACTTTGGCAAGTCTGTCACCGTGAACTCTGCCTATCGTAGTCCTGAGTCAAATGCGGCAGTGAATGGCTCGAAGTCCTCAGACCATTGCAAGGGCATGGCGGCAGATATTGAGATAGTTGGTGTTGCCAACGCTGATTTGGCTCAATGGATTATGGACAACTTGGACTACACACAATTGATCTTAGAGTTCTACACCCAAGGAGTTCCTGATTCTGGTTGGGTTCATGTTAGCTATGACCCAAACAACCTTAAGAAACAAGAACTGACTGCGACTAAGGTTGCCGGCAAGACTACTTATCTGAATGGACTTGTAGCTTAATCTGAGTCTTGCAGAAGTGTTTGGAGACAAGGTGTTCGTACAGAATCACCTCTCCACACTTCTGGCATAACCAAGCTACGCCTTGGTCTACCTTAGTCTCCCTCTCGCCTCGCAGACCTCTGCTTCTGCCATAAAAGGTGCGTATCTTGACAATCATTTCTTTAAATCTGCCTTTGAGTAGGTGAGGCATTGCTTGCGTTCATTTAAAGACTGCTCTGTCTTCCTGATCTGCTCTCTGCGATTCTCACCATTCATCTTTGCAACAGTAATCATCTTGAGTTTCGAGTCTGTTGTCCAGATTGATGGTTGTCCCTTGTAGTCCCATGCTGAATTCATCGCTTCATCCCTCTAATAAATATCCCAAACGAATCAAGAGTATCTTTTCCGAACCCTTGCATCTTCTCAATCTCGACAGCCACCTGTTCAAGGATGTCATTGCGTAACTCGTCATAGACCTCTTGTTGGGTCTTGTACTCCTCAATCTGTCTCTTGCGGTTCAGTGATTCACTCATGCCCAAACTCCTGAAGTTCTGTGATGCGTTTGTAAAGCCTAAAGATTCTTTGCTCGTTGTAGTTCACAATGGCTTGCGAATACTCGACTGAGGTTTCTGCTTGCAACTTGGCAAGTTGTGCCTCTGTCAGTTCCTTTTGCACCATCTCCAAAGGAGTTTTTGGTCTGAGCAAATCCTTTACATACTTGATCGTTAATTCTCGCCAGTTCATGTTTTCCTCTTCTTTGATGGTTTGAACTTACCCGCCTTGCGGAAGATGGTACGCAAGCTGTTGTAGTTGACACCAAACCTGTTTGCAATCTCTAGCTTGCTAAAGCCTTGTTCAAACAAACTGAATGCTCTACGCTCGTCAATGTCGGGTAGCTTCCTGCCTGACCCTACTCTTGCTCCACCTTTCATGCCCTACCCCTGTGAGTGAAAACAAATCCTCTTTTGATCTTTGAGTCGGTGCAA